TAACACTAGATACGTTCGGTCAGCTACGATAATCGATGCAGTGTATTGGATGATCTTATTCTTCTTTAAAGAGTTAAATGATATCCCTATGAGTACGACATGGGTGTTCGTTGGCTTACTATCAGGAAGGGAACTTGCAATCGCATCTTTCACTGGTAAAGAGAAGTTCAAGTCAGTCTTTCCATTGATCGGTAGAGACTTTTTGAAGATGATGGTAGGACTTGCCGCATCACTTGGCATTGTTCTTATGATACATTATGTACTAGTGCCAGGAGGATATTAAATGATAGATAGGGTCAGGAAAGCATTGACAGGTAAGAGATCACGTGTTATAATGATCCTATCTTTCACATTCTTCTTAGTGAAGGGTCTCGCATGGTTAGCTTTATGGGCATATGCGATGTATTATGGTTACACATTTTTTGATTAATGTCTTGACAAGAGCATTATAATCAAGTATACTGTATAAATAAGACGTAGTTCAGCGATTCTGTTGATCTACAATTTGATTTGTTGAAGCAGATTGATACTGAACAGGACTCGGGTTCGAATCCCGACAGCTCCACCATAAGCGTACTAAGTGACTAGTATGTTTATGATGGGGCTGAACTGGGAATCGACTGGCAGGGTAGAAAAGTGGAGAATCCGGGTACGAGCTCCGTTAACGCAAGAAAACTAAAGTAAACGCAAACGATAATTTTGCTCCTGTAGACTACGCCCTAGCGGCATAGTTGTACGGGGTCCGCCAGTACCTGTCAACAGAAACTGGCACTTTTAAAGTTAAACGAAACAATAGAGAAAGAACCTATATGAAACTAGTATCCCTCACCGCAGCCGCTATGATGACTGCAAACACTGCATTCGCAGTAGACCTAAGCCCGACACTTGCACTTGACAACACAGTCGAAACATGGTATAATACAGACAGTCAAACATGGACGTCTACATACGAAATCGAAGCAACGTACAATCCAAGTGCATTGCCTAAAGTAGATTTTTATGCTGAGATGCATGAACTGAATCTGCGTGACGTAAAGTACACAGGAGTTGAGTTTGGCATGAACTATGATCTTGATGCAGTGTCTATCGTTGATACAACATTGACAGCAAAAGTTTCATATGATGATAAGTGGAATCGAGGCGATATCGCTATCGGTGCCGCATTTAAATTCTAGAAGAATAGGGAATATTCTAAAAGAGTAGGCTTGGTGCACCTCAACGCACCAACTTAATATTAATGTAACATAACATGGTGAATAAATTATGACAGGAATTATACTACCCTCAAGCGATGTAGATAAAAAGCGCATCAAAGACTGTATGGACGAAATCAGTAACTCGTACCTTCGACAAGAAGCGGAACGTGATTTTGTCAAAGAAGCAATCATCTCCTTAGAAGACGATGTTGGTATTCCAAAAAAATATCTAGGTAAAATGGCTCGTATCTACCACAAACAGAATATGAGTGAATTAGTGTCCGAGATCGAAGAGATCGAAGCTTTGTTAGAAAGTGTTAAATAAGCACTTGACAGGCGGTGCTTTTGATGTTATACTATACTAGTATTAACAATAAAGGAGTACCATAATGAAAACACTGCAAACTTTCTACAAAGAAGACACCGATGGTGCTAGAGCAGAAGTTTTTGAAGAGAATGGCGTCTATGGAGTTCACTACTACATGGGCATAGGAGATGCTGAGTGGTTTAAGCGAGATATATTCGCTGGCAAATCTCTCCATTACGCAGAAGATGCGGCAGAGAACTGGGCACTAGGCATTAAAACACTTAACGGATAAGGAGGATATGAAAATTTCAGAACAGAAACAAGAGATTGAAATCTTAAATAAGCTAAATTCTCAACGTATAATGACTGAGATTTCTAAACATATCGCCGCTGGTGTACCATACATTGATGCCGTTATTGATTACGCTGATAGGAATCAGTTAGAAGTTGAAGTTATCGGAGAGATAATTCGAAGATCACCAGTTCTAAAAGCAGAGATATATAAGGAAGCTGAAGAACTAAACATGGTTGAAAAACTAGTAAGGCTACCAGTATGACCTCATCGTCTATGTATTCAACAAGGGATGCATTTGATCTCTATAGTTATTACATGGCGATGAGAAAGCATTTTACCACATCTTATGATTTTGTTAAGTATGGCGGAAAGATGCGATTAAGTGTTGATAGCTTTGAGAATAGAAGAGATAAGTTTTTCTTCTATAAACTATCTAAACGTAAGGACTCGAAAGACTTTGTGTTAGCAAATTTGATCGTAAACCCCGACATTTGGATAGGCAACTTAGTAGATAGTGAAGATGCGAATACGAACTATACTGAGTGGCAAAAACGGCAACAGTCTTTGTCTTACATATTCAAGAATGATCTTGATGAGTTATACGAAGACTTTAACCAAAACTTCATTGTAGAGAATGGACAGTATCCTCGCATACTTAAGCTCTTTAACATGAAGCAATTGTGCATCGAAACTCTGGTCATCCTAGATGATCTGACAGGGTGCTTCAAGTACTGGGATAAGTCTATTAACGATACGATAGTTTACCCGAGTATAAATAAGACAGTTAAGAAATATAAGCCATTTTTATCTTACGATAAATCAAAAATGCGCCAAATATGTCTTGACAAATACACCGCGGTCTAGTATAATAGACCAATACAACGAGATATAAATCGTAACATAAACCGCTATATATAGCAAAATACAGGAAAACTAATATGACAACATCATTTTCAGCCTTAAAGAAGGCACGTACTTCATCTTTCGATAAACTGAATTCTCAGTTACAGAAGATGGGATCACCCAATAACAACAAAGGCGATGACCGCTTCTGGAAACCAGAAGTAGACAAAGCCGGCAATGGTTATGCAGTGATTCGTTTTTTACCAGCACCGTCAGGTGAAGATATGCCCTTCGTTCGTGCGTGGGACCATGGCTTTCAAGGACCCGGTGGTTGGTACATCGAAAACTCTCTTACAACTTTAGGTCAAGATGATCCAGTCTCAGAGTATAACTCTAAGCTGTGGAATTCTGGTCATGATGAAGATAAAGAAACTGCTCGTAAGCAGAAGCGCAGGTTGTCATACACTGCGAATATCTACATCGTACAAGATAGTGCAAACCCTTCTCGTGAAGGTCAAGTGTATCTGTACAAGTTTGGTAAGAAAATCTTCGACAAACTGAACGATGCTATGAATCCTCAGTTTGCTGATGAAGATCCGATCAACCCATTCGACTTCTGGGAAGGTGCTGACTTCAAACTTAAAATTCGTCAAGTAGAAGGCTATCGTAACTACGATAAGTCTGAGTTCTCTTCGGTAGCACCGTTGAGTGATTCATCTGGTACAGCAGTAGCAGAAGAAACTTTAGAAGAAGTTTGGGGTAAAGAGCATTCCCTGTCCGATATTGTCGATCCTAAAAACTTCAAGTCTTACAATGAACTGAAAGCAAAATTGTATAAGGTTCTAGGACTTGATGGCAGTAAACACGCACCCAGCTCAACTGCCGAGGATGACAATACGGCGATGGATTTCACTCCTAAGTTTAAGGAGCAATCTGCTCCGGTAACTGTTGCGAGTCCATCACCGACCATGCAAACGGCAGACGATAGTTCTGATGCTGATGATTCACTTGATTTTTTCAAGAGTCTAGCTGAAGATTAATCTCTACTAGTATGGGGAAGAAGGGGGTGCAATCGCATCCCCTTTTTTTTACTTAGAATCCTGCAGTAGATCCTTGAGAGAGTGAGAATATTTTGCCCATTGTATATTGTTGATTGATTTGATTACCGCCTTTAGTGACGTATGTTGGAGCAGAGTTGACTACTGTAACTCCAGAACCTCCTCCACCACCTTTTGTCGCTGAAGCATCTGCTGTTAAAGCACTTGCCGCTGAAGATGAAGCTGTAGAGCTTATCGCTGACGGTAATAGTTCACCACTGCTTGAGTCTATTCCAGCATACTCATATACTCCAGTGGCTTTTAATGGGGCAGCCGCTAAGCCTGCAAAAGACATTAAACTTGCTGTAGGATCTGGAAGAACTGCTCTAAGAATTGTCTTCATTAACTCTTCTGCCATGTTACCAAACGAACTGGCTGCCGCCTTCATCGTTCCCTTAGGATCACTAAAGAGATTTTTGAAGAAACCTTTAATTGCTTCCCAAGCTGGGTCGATTAATTCTGTTAAACTGAATTCCCTTAAGCCTTCTGCGGCACCATCGAATCCGAGTTTCTCTAATATCCAAGCGGGTAATTTGATAAAGATCAAGTCGATTGCTTCAGTGATACCTTTAACGACTCCCAGAAGTCCGCCTTCGATACCAGCAGTGACTTTATCCATCATGGTACCCTCTTCGCTAGTGAATCCCTCATAGAAGCCAACTACGAAGTCGATAATTGTTAGCAGTATTTGAGTGAATGGACGCATTACAGTCTTTAAAATAAACTCGAAAGGAGTGAGTAGCGGTTTAAGAAACCCTCCAACTTTGCCTAAGAATCCTAATATTCCACCGCCATCTAGAGAGCCAAATACCTTAGTAATAG